GCACTGCCACCATGGCACTGCGCGTTAAACACGGAGAGGTCAGCACGAAACTGTGCCAGCATGGCTGTAAACAGCGCAGGTTGCTGTGCGTGGGTGGCGGCGCTCATGTCAAACTCTCCCTGCATCCAGCACACCGCCAGCAACACATTTTTCGGGTTCTTCTGTAATGCAGCTTTAGTGCGCGCAATCAGGTCCTGATATAACGGTTTACCCACACCCCAGCGCGCCGAATCCTGGCTGGCCCCCGCGTCCGCACTGAATGTCCCCTCCGCGCCCTGGGTGAATGCCGAACCACCACGACAGCATGGTACCAGCAGGATCCCCGCGTTATTCGGGATATACGGGAGCAGTTTTTTGGCAATATGTAAGCCCTGGCCGACACAGCCGTACTGCCCTTTGCTCAGGTCTGCCTTCGGATGATTCAGCGTACTCATATCCTGCACATCATGCAGGCAGTGGTCGGCCGGAATAATATCGTTATATCTGCAGGCAGCCCCACCCGGCGTCACTGTACTGCGGCGCGCCAGCTGTTTAATGCGCGGATCCGGAGCATCGTATGAATCCGGCAGCGGAAGCCCTTCACCGTAAGCCATGGCATTGGACTGCCCGGCCAGTACGATGACGTAGTACCAATCCGGCTCAGTTGCACCACTGACCACCACATCACCTTCTGCTGTAATCGCCTGCATCAGGGTATAAGGGGTTATGGCCACCGGACTACCAAACGGCTGCCAGCCCTCTTTCAGTTTGTGTGTCAGCTTTTCCGCAAGGTCTGACGGCGACGCCGCCCTGACAACATCATAATGTTTAAATGTCATTATTCCTCCCGGCCGGGATAGTGTATTAAATCAGATATGGAGTGGGCTGTAGTCCGGAAGCCTGAATGACACACGGGGACTACAGCCCAAGAAATGAAAAAAGGCCACGCAGTTGCGCAGCCTGATAAACCCTGGTTAAAATCCACACGATAACAACACAACAATATCAGTATCTCATGCTATTGCCCGAACCCATTCGGGCATTTTTTACCCATAAAAAATGCCCCTCCGGAGAGGGGCATGTTTGCATGCACATTCTTTTTCTTGCATGGTGCCGGGTGCCTCCCGGTGAATTCAGTATCAGCACCTGAATCCGCGATTATCCCATATACCTGGTTGCTGATTCGCCCCTCCGCACAGGGGGATTCACCATGCAGAAATTTTTTTAATAAACAGCAAACAAAAAAATCAAGCATTATGCAGGCTGTTTCTTTTTATCACCGGCCACAGCAATACCACAATGCCGCAGACCAGCACCCCATCCGCCAGCACCGACATGATTCTGCTGGTGAAATCCACCATCACCACCAGAAACAGCAGGAGTGCAGCCACAGTCAGGCGCAGTTTTACCGTCACAGGTGATTCTCCAGACGAAGACCCAGAACACCGGCAATCTCTTCCAGCACCTTGCGCTCTTCCGGCTCAATTTCGCCGTCTGCCTCCGCAATGGCCACCGCCACATCCAGCACATCTTCCGCTTCACGCGTATCGTGTTTCACATCCTCGATCTCACGTAACGCCGCACGACGACCAGTTTTAAAGTTCGTATCCAGCTGACCGATAATGGTTGCGCTAATCGCATTAATTTCTGACGTAAACGCGGACAGCGCAGGCTGATTACGCAGTACCTGTTCGATCTTCGCTTTCTAGGAAGCCTCACATTCACCATCTGCACAGGCCACCAGGTATGCGGCGTTAATCACCACCTGTGCCAGATCGCGTTTTTCAAACTTTTTAATTTCCGCTGCCGCTCTGCGGGTTTTCTTTTTGAAGATTCCAAACATCGTGACGTTCCTTTGGGTGGGTGAGCCAACGCCCGGGAGCGATCTGCCCACAGAGAAAGTCACACTGACCACTCCGTAAGCTCACCCCCGAAAGGCTCTGTGGTTGATATGCGCCGGGCGTGGCGCAGATACAAAAAAGGCCCGCCGAAGCGAGCCTGGAAAATAAGTGTGGCGCGTTGTAGTGGAGTCGAACCACTGACCGATTGCTTAGAAGGCAATTGCTCTGTCCGGCTGAGCTAACAACGCATGAATACCGATAATGGACCGCCATCGGGGACTCGAACCCCGCGCAGCCAGCTTCGAAGGCTGGCGCTCTGTCCCGATGAGCTAATGGCGGTATGTGATATGGTGGCCCTTGCTGGATTTGAACCAGCGACCTGGCGATTATGAGTCGCTCGCTCTCACCACTGAGCTAAAGGGCCGGGCGCAGGATAATAACGGTACGTAACTAATCCTGCAATATCATCCGTTCTGACTGACTAAATCCTGAACTTCCCTGACCGTCTGCTCAAAACGTTCAGTCTCCAGCTCAACGCCAGTTGCACGACGCCCCAGCGCCATGCTGCTTTGACTGTACGGACATAAAAAAGCCAGCCACTGGGGGAGGCTGGCAAACTCGTAGAGCAAAATGCTGTTACGCAAACTTCGTTACAGGGTCATCCTGCAATACAAAAAATACACAATATTTAGAAAACTAATAGTGCCATGTGCAATTTTTAAGATTTTGTTATTAATTGTGGTCGCACCTTCCTTTCTGTGTACTTTCCGTATAGCTCACAGGATTCTGGGTACAAAAAAACCCGCGCATCGGCGGGTTAAGCAGCGTGGCAATGTAACCACTCTTATCATGATATGCAGATTTTTACGATCGTAAACTATTTTTTCGCTGATAAAATACAGAGGTTCTCCCTCCCGGCAATTCACGCTCAACATACCGATCCATCTCAAGCCTCACTCCCAGCATCATCAGCATGCCTTCAACAATCCCCTCCGCTTTGTGAAGGCGTTTACCTATACAGGTGTCAGAGCACCCATGTTTCCGTGCCAGCGCCATGAACGTCTCCCCCAACACGTAATAATCAACCAGCAAGTCATGCAGATCGCTGTTGTTCCTGTTAAGGCGAGCCATACACCCGCATATAATCATCGCGTCATCGTCACAACACTGTGGACGTGATTTTACTTTTTCGGGGATCAGTCCCTTAAATCCGGCAGCAATGGGCGACCATGTAACATCCTCATGGTTATTTGCCGCCCATGCCCCCCAGCGCTCAAGAACCTGCCGGATATCACGCATCAGTATCTTTACCCCATCCGCGATGAACCATAAGGACGCCATTGACGACGGCGTGCTTTTTCCCTTCTTTATCGCCAATGTATTTTCTGACTGTGGCACGATTGCAGTTCAGTATTCGGGCTACCTCGGTCTGATTTCCATATGCCTCAAGGAGCATGTCAGGAATGGTTTTTACTGTGAACGTCATGCGGCCTCACTTCTGCTGTTTCGCAGGTCTTTAAGTTTCTGCTGATACTTCGCCTTGATCGCCCTGCATTCTTCGACAGTCCAGCGATGGCGGTTATGGTTCGATTCGATTTCGTCTACTGCTTCCTGCCCGATGCGGTTAATCAGTTCGACGCGATACGGAACGAGATTTCCGCTTTTGTGCTGGTTGCACACCACGCATTGCTTGTGAATATTGCGTTCATCAAATCGGAGTTGAGGTGTCGCAGCAGTTGTCCGGTAATGTCCGGCATCCCACTGAGCAGACGTGAGCGTTCCGCACGAGATACATGGTAAGTCGCGGTCTCTTTCTCTGATGAAGGCGTTTACGGCTTGTTGGGCTTGTTTAATCCAGTAACTGCGGGGCTTTAAGGCGAGTTTTCGAATCTTCAGTTTATCTTTCTGTTTCTGCTCCTCTCGTCGTCGTTTCTTCTCTGCTGCTTTTTCCGCTTTTTCGCGTTCTTTACTTCGTCGTTCGAGTGCTAATTGAGTTCCGTGTTCCGGGCAGCACCACCACTGATTTGAGAATGCCGGGTGAAACCATTCCTTGCATATTTTGCATTTCCTTCGCGCTGGTTTAGCCATTAAGCAGCCTCCCTTGTTACTTTCAGCATTCCGTTATCGAGCAGCTTTCTGGTCAGCCACTGTTGACCACGCCCGGTGATTTTTGTGGTGAACGATATCTGTATTCCGTGATTTGTATTGACCGCTGTTTCTTTCACTGTGAAATAGCCACGATCCATATATTCCTGCATTGGCACATTGCGCCGGGAGCCTGAAGCAATAAGGATTTTGTGATCGCGCATCCACGCAAACAGTTTGTTTGGACCAATACCAACAACCTTTGCAAAGTTTCCAATCAAAATTCCGCTGGCCTCGCCAACGCGATCGGCAAACTCAACTTTAGGTGCTGCGAGAGCAAGCTGTTTCTCCAGTTCAGCCTTCTGGTCTTCAAGGTCGGCCGCAAGGCGCAATGCCTCAGAAAAGGTTTGTGGTATTTTCGCGGTTGCCCCTTCGAGTTCTCGCCAGCGGTCAACAAGGCGAGCGGTGAATTCCGGCGACAACTGGGCAACGACAATAATGCTGTCGCGCTTACCTTGTTCGCCCTCAAAAACGTAAAC